AGAGAAAATTGGTAGAACTATTAAGTGGGAACTCCAGTTCTCCAAAACCTCTCCAGGGTTCCAGTCTGGTGAGTACGATTTTTATTTTAGAGGTGACGATATTGGTCTTGATACCATTGGTGATTTGGTTACTACCGCAGAACTAAACGGTATTGTAGAGCGTACAGGTGCCTGGTACATACTTCCTGACGGAACAAAGGTACAGGGTAAGGAAGCGTTTGTTAATCGTGTAAGAGAGGATCTTGACTTGCAAGAATCAATCAAGGCAAAACTAAATGGCTAGTTATACAGTCTATAATGGCAAGTTCATCTGTCATCAATGTAAGGCAGAGGTAACATCCTTAAGGCTTTATGCAGATACAAAAGAAATGACTTGGATGTGCAAAGATAAACACCTAAGTAAAGTTTATCTTGGAAGAAGAAAGAAGAAGGATTTTGACGGAGAAGAGTGAGTCTAAGAGGATAGGTGCTAAGCAGCACAAAAACTCTGGTCGTAATACCCAAAAGGGTGATGCTTCTTGGAAAAATTTTGTTGTAGACTTTAAAGAGGTTGGAAAATCTTTTACACTGAATAAAGAAGTATGGGCAAAGGCTACCACCGATGCCATGAAAAACGGCAAGGATCCAGCAATAGTGGTCGTAATGGGCGAGGGTAACTCTAAGGTGAGACTTGCTATAATTGAGATGAGTATATTAGAAGACCTAGTGGAGGAATAATGGAACAACAACAAACAACGATAGATATGGTAAATGGTTTGTCAGAGATAGCAGACTATATGCAGGACGAGGAACTCACTACAGCCCTTACCTTCATTGCTAAGATAATTATTAAGCCAGATATCCCACTCAATGTAGCGACAGTGGAGATAGTTAGGCTTCAGGCAATAGCAGCAAAGATGTCTTTCAAGGCTACCTGGATGGCTAATGTGGACAAGTCGGATCGTGGAAAGAAGAACCTTTACTACACTGCAGCAGAATCTATAAACAATCTTGTGTCAGCACTAAAGTACATAACCCGATAATCTGCTATACTTATACTAATAGAAACGAGAAACGATGACGAAGAATTTACTACACACTGTAATGATAAAGCCAGAAGAGAAACCGATTCACCGCATGGACATAGCGGGACTTGAGGCAAAGATTAAAGAAGGCTATACGATTACTCGTGTAGACAAGCACACAACAAAGAAAACTTTTGCACCATCAACTATCGCCTATGGCCATGGAGAGTGTGCAAGATATTGGTACCTTGCATTTGATGGTCAGGTGTTTGAAGACAATGCAGATGCATACGCATCGGCAAACATGACTGCTGGAACTTTGTCACATGCAAGAATTCAAAATGCAATGATGAATGCTGGAATCGTAAAAGTCTTTCGTGATGAAGATAATGAAGCGACTACAGAGTTTAAGATTAAGCACGACGACCCACCTATCTTTGGATATGGTGACGTTATGTTTAATTGGCAAGGAGAAGAACTCATTGGTGAAATTAAAACAATGATGAACGAAGGGTTTGAATATAGAAAGGCATCTGGAAAGGCCAAGACTGGTCACTTGATGCAACTACTTATCTATATGAAGATCTTAAAGAAACCAACAGGTGTCATGATTTATGAAAACAAAAATAACCATGAACTTCTTTTGATACCTGTAGATGTGAACGATCATTACCGTCGGTGGGTAGACCAGGCATTTGATTGGATGAGACTAGTTAGAAAAACATGGGAAGATAGAACCTTGCCAAGTAAAAACTATAGGTCAAACTCCAAGATATGCAAGTCATGCCCAATTAAAAAAGCATGTGAGTCTGCAGGTCCAGGCGTGTTAAAAATAGCACCCTTGGAGATCCTGAGTGAGACATTGTAACTTTTGCGATAGACAATTTCAGCAGTCTGTATCTTATCAAATATATTGCTCTGTTGACTGTAGAGAACTTGCAACAAAAGAAAAAATTGCTGCAAGGTATTTACAGTCAAAAAGACTAAAGAGAAAAGGCAAAACAAGATTGTGCAAGTCTTGCTCTGTACCACTCTCAATATACAATGATCACCCTGTGTGCTCATCTTGCTCCATAAATCCAGACGCAGTAAGCAAGGCAATGAAAAAGATTAAGGACAAAACAAATGGTAAAAAATAAGTGGGGGCTAGAGTCCAAGCCACACAACATTTGCGCTATTGACGCTAGTACAAACAGTCTTGCCTTTGCCCTGTTTTCTGGAGACAGTCTTGAGTCTGTAGGAAAAATAAACTTTGAAGGAAATGATATATATCAAAAGGTTATGGATGCTGGGAAAAAGGTAAAGGCCTTTTTTGAAATATACGGTGGGTTTGAAGCAATTGTAATTGAGCACACTGTGTTTATGAATAGTCCAAAGACTGCAGCAGATCTTGCATTAGTCCAAGGGGCAATACTTGGATCAGCAGGGCAGACTGGTACAAAAGTAATAGGAAAGGTTTCTCCTATTACTTGGCAAAACTATATTGGAAACAAGAAAATATCCAAAGAAGAGCAACTTTTAATTAGAGCAGAGACACCTGGAAAGTCTGAATCATACTATAAGGCTTATGAGCGTATGCTTCGCAAAGAAAGAACTATCAGGTTTATTAATACAATTTATGATAGAACAATTACAGATAACGATGTCGCAGATGCTTGCGGTATCGGTCACTGGGCACTAAAGAATTGGGGCAAAGCAATTGGAGTTGACAAATAGTATCATGGCTGCTAAACTGTATACAAGTGAAACCTTTATGCGTAAGAGATATCTTATGGATAAGAAGACACCAGAAGAGATTGCAAAGGAGTGTGGTTGTTCTTTGGAAACTGTCTATGTCTACCTTGCTAAATTTGGATTAAGGAAATCAAAGCGATGAAAAAGATTAAATATATTCTGTTTATATTGTCACTTGTGGCAGCAGTTGGTATCTCGTATGCAACTTTAACCTTAAAGGGAATGCCAGATACATTTGAAATGGAGGATGAAGATGAGTGAGAACTTGAACATAACAGTTGATCAAGTCAACCATCCAACACACTACACAACAGATCCTTCTGGAGTAGAGTGTATTCAAATTACAAGACACCGAAACTTCAACATAGGAAATGCGTTTAAGTATTTGTGGCGAGCAGGAATTAAAGATGAATCAAAAACAATTCAGGATCTTGAGAAGGCAATTTTTTACATTAAAGATGAGATAAATAGATTAGAGGGCAAGTATGTCAACGGAAGATGATCTAGTTAAACATCTTGACCAAGTAAATCAGGTTGTAGAAGAATACCTAAAGGGAAACGACCCTACAGTAATTTCAAAGCAGTTGTCAATCCCACGACAAAAGGTTGTTACACTTATCAACGAATGGAAGGTGATGGCATCTGCTAATGATGCTATCCGTGCTCGTGCTAAAGAGGCTTTGGCTGCAGCAGACACACACTATAGCAAGTTGGTCTCTCGAACATATGAAGTTATTGATGAAGCATCAATGACAAACAATCTTAGTGCAAAGACTGCAGCGATCAAACTCGTTATGGACATTGAGTCTAAAAGAATTGACATGCTACAAAAGGCTGGACTTCTTGAGAACAAAGAACTTGCTGAAGAGATGATGGAAATTGAAAAGAGACAAGAGATTCTTGTATCAATATTAAAAGATATTGCATCAGAGTATCCACAAATTCGTGATGAGATCATGCGTAGACTTTCTGCATTTGCAAAAGACAATGAGGTGATTACAGTTGTCCACGATGTTCAATGATTTTCTTGAAGCACTACAGGATGATCATTTTAATGAGATGCCAGTAGACGCAAGGACATTTGTTGAAGGCGAAGCATACCTTGGGCAGCCACCTTTGTCTGATATCCAATATGATATTGTAGAGGCAATGAGCCAGATCTATCGTAAAGAAGATTTGATTAACATAATGGGTGAAGAAAAGGGCACACAGTATTACAACAAGTACACAAAGAATGAAATTATCCTGCAACTTGGCAAGGGATCTGGAAAAGACTTCACATCAACCGTAGCATGCTCATACATTGTATATAAACTGCTATGTTTAAAAGACCCAGCAAAGTATTTTGGTAAGCCCTCTGGAGATGCTATCGACCTTATTAACGTTGCTATTAACGCACAGCAGGCAAAGAATGTTTTCTTTAAAGGTTTTAAATCAAAGATTGAAAGATCCCCATGGTTTGCTGGAAAGTATTACGCAAAGGCTGACTCCATTGAGTTTGATAAATCAATTACTGTTTACTCTGGTCACTCAGAGCGTGAGTCGCATGAGGGTTTAAACCTTTTACTTGCAGTTCTTGATGAGATCTCTGGTTTTGCATCTGAGGTTGGAACTGGTAATGAGCAAGGAAAGACTGCTGACAATATTTACAAGGCTTTCCGTGGATCAGTAGACTCTCGATTCCCAGACCTTGGTAAGGTTGTTTTACTTTCTTTCCCAAGATATCCAGGAGACTTTATTTCAGAAAGATATGATGATGTTATTGCTGAAAAGGAAGTCATAGAAAGAACACACAAGTTTACAATTAACCCATTGCTTCCAGAGGAAAGCCCAGACAATACATTTGAAATTTCGTGGGATGAAGATCAGATTACATCATACAAATATCCTGGAGTCTTTGCACTAAAGAGACCTACCTGGGAAGTAAACCCTACACGAAAGATTGACGACTTCATGATTGCATTCATGACTGACCTTGGAGATGCAATGATGCGTTTTGCATGTGTTCCAACTTTTGCTTCTGATGCATTCTTTAAGCAGGCAGACAAGGTAAGAGCCTGTATGACATTGAGAAACCCTGTGGATACATTTAAAAGATTTGATGAATCGTTTAAGCCAGATCCAACAAAGAAATACTATGTTCATGCTGACCTTGCACAAAAGCATGACAAGTGTGCGGTAGCAATTGCACATGTAGAAAAATGGGTAAACATACAAGTAATTAATAACTATGAACAGGTAGCCCCAATAGTAGTAGTAGATGCAGTAGCATGGTGGGAACCAAAGGTGGAGGGCCCAGTTAATCTTTCAGAGGTCAAGCAGTGGATTCAAAACCTTAGAAGAATAGGGTTTGATATAGGAATGGTTTCTTTTGACCGTTGGCAATCATTTGATATTCAAAATGAGTTAAAGCAGGTTGGAATGAGAACTGATACTGTTTCTGTTGCCAAGAAGCACTATGAGGATATGGCTATGCTTGTATATGAAGAAAGACTTGCAATGCCAGCAATCGAACTTTTGTTTGATGAACTAACACAGTTAAAGATTATGAAAAATGACAGAGTTGACCACCCACGCAAAAAGTCAAAGGACTTGGCTGATGCTGTATGTGGAGCAATATTTGGGGCAATATCACATACCCCAAAAAATATAGACACTGAAGTAGAGGTTCATACTTTTAGGGATAGACCTAAGCCAGTTGACGAACTACCAGACAATGTGATACACTATAAGCCTAGTCAAATAGAAGATGTTAAAGACTATTTGGATAGACTAAAAACACTATAAACAAGGAGAAATAACGAATGAATTCATTCAAGAAAATCGCACTAGCCGTGGTTGCAGCCATGACTTTGGGCATGGTCGCAGTAGCACCTGCAAATGCTACAGTAATGACAGTAGCAGTAACGCTAGATGGAACAGCAAATACAACTAACGGCGTAATTGCTACACCTGCTACACTACCAGTCCCAGCAGATAACACAATCGATGCAGCAGATGCGCTACGATTTGTAGCAACAGTAGCAGCAGGAACATCAGTTTCTGCAGTAGCAACTAACGCAACAATCGTATCAGCACTACATACATCAGCAGCACCAGTCGGAGCATCGTCAGGATCATCATCTTTGACAATTGCAACAGGTACTGGAACAACTGCAACATTCTTTGTCTACACAAAGACAACAGCAATTGGAACCGTTGTAATCAACAATGGCGGAACAACTCTTACATACTATGTACAGGGTACTGCTGGCAAGATCAATAACCTAACAGTTTCAGCACCTTCAGCAGGTGCAGCAGGAACTAAGCAGGATATCGTTGTAACTGCAACAGATGCATTTGGTAACAAGGTATCTGGTAAGTCAATTACAGCAACAGTCTTTGCTGCAACAGCAGTACTGGACACAGCAACAGTAACAACTGGTGCTACACTAACAGACTTTGGAACAGCAACCTTTAAGGCAACTCTTCCAACAACAGGAACACGATCACTTATT